CATACGATATCAATATACTACTTTCCATCTTTGTAAGAAATGCAGATGATGGAGCTCAGATTTTAGAACAGATCGTACCATACTTTCGACCTGAGTTCGTTACAAATGTAAGATTGATTCCGGAGATGGGAATAGTTTCAGATACACCAGTCGTACTACAGGATGTATCCATCGAGGATACATATGAGGGAGACTTTGATACAAGACGCGCTCTTATATACAATATGAACTTCAGTATGAAGGCGTACTTCTACGGTCCTGTTTCTAACAGTGGTGTTATTAAGAGAACAATTATTCCCATCGCCGTTGATACTGCAGCAGATGCTCCATTCGTAGAAAAGTTAACAGTTACACCATCTCAGTTTGCAAACGGCGCTCCACTCACATCACCCTCGGCTAACTCTTCGTTGTCTGTCAACACTGATCAGATAAGCGCAAACAGCGATTTTGGATTTACGGTAGATATCAACACAGACTTACCAATCAGATTTTAGAGTATCGTTATGAAAACAAATATGGAAAAGAATATGGAAGATATATTCAACCTTCCTAGTGATACTAAGCCAATGGTGGAAGTGTTGAAAGATAGTCGTCAGATCATAGAAAAGTTAGATGCTCAGAACGATGAAATAGATGCTGATTATCAGTATGCTCGAGATAATTTACGCAGCATCATAAACGCTGCTCAGGCATCGATAGAGGATCTTTCGTCAATCGCTTCTACTTCTGAATCGCCTAGAGCCTATGAAGTGCTTTCTGGTCTTATAAAAACAATTGTCGATGCAAATAAAGATCTTCTTGAACTGCAGCGCAAGGTAAAACTTTTGAAGCAGGAAGAAGATTCCAAGCCACAAAATGTAACAAATGCATTGTTTGTTGGTAGCACAACCGAGTTACAGAAATTGATTAAAAAGAATAAAGATAACATTGAATAGCTGTCAAAGCTATTATATATCATAGGGTGAAAAAGTCAACAATTATGGATAACTATTTAGCAAATCCTAATCTAAAAAGAGCTCACGTCCCGATTGGCTTTACGAGTGAACAGGTCGAGGAAGTTATAAAATGCTCACAGGATGTCGTATATTTTATTAAGAACTATGTTAAGATAATCAATCTCGATGAGGGATTGGTGCCATTCAATATGTATCCATTTCAAGAAGATATGGCAAATACTATTAGTGATAATCGATTTACCGTCATTAAAACTTGTCGTCAAGCAGGTAAAACTACAACATCTGCAGCAGTGATTCTATGGCACGTACTTTTCAATGAGAGCTATACGATTGCAATACTTGCAAACAAACTCAACACAGCAAGAGAGATTCTTTCGAGAGTACAGAGAGCTTATGAAAATCTACCAAAGTGGATGCAACAGGGTGTAGTAGTTTGGAATAAAACTAATATTGAACTCGAGAACGGTAGTCAGATTATTGCTTCATCGACTGCGTCGTCTGCAATTCGTGGTTATTCCATAAACTTTCTCTATCTCGATGAATTTGCGTTCGTGCCTCGCACGATACAGGATGACTTCTTTACGTCGGTATATCCTACAATCATTTCTGGTTCGAATACAAAAGTTGTAATTACATCAACACCAAATGGATTTGATCTTTTCTATAAGATATGGATTAACTCTGTAGAAGGAAGAAATGAATATCAAAATTTTATGGTGAACTGGTGGGACGTACCAGGTCGAGATGAGGAGTGGAGACAGAAAACGATAGCAAATACGAGTGAGGATCAGTTCAGACAAGAGTTTGATGCTGAGTTCCTTGGATCTGCTAATACGCTGATATCACCAAACATATTGAAGATACTCGCATTCATTGATCCTTTGAGCAAACACTATGATAGTGCGCTGAGTGTTTATGAAGAACCACAACCTGGACGTAATTATTTTATAGTTGCTGACGTTTCAAGGGGTGTAGGAGTCGACGCCTCGGCGTTTCTTGTATACGATGTGACCGAGATGCCGTATAAAGTTGTAGCCGCTTATAAAAACAATCTGATAGAACCGATATTGTATCCAGAAATCATTTATCAAGTTGCAAAAAGCTATGGTGAAGCTTTTGTCATGATAGAAATAAATGATAATGGCCAACAAATAGCCGACATATTACATCAAGATCTGGAGTACGAAAACATTGTATATACGACTGTTAAGGGTCGTGCAGGTCAGATTATGGGAGCTGGATTTGCTCAAAATACTCAAAGAGGAGTCAGAACGACAAAACAAGTCAAAAGATTGGGATGCGTTAACATGAAAACAATGATAGAAAAGCAACAAATTATACTGAATGATTTTCATGTTATAAATGAACTTTCTACTTTTATACATAAAGGGAATGGTTATGAAGCTGAAAGCGGGGCTCATGATGACCTTGTAATGTGTATAGTTTTGCTTGCTTGGGCTACAACACAGACATTCTTTAAGGAATTAACCGATACAGATTTCAGAGCAAAGATTCTTGCGGAGCGAGAAAAGATGTGGGAGGATGAGGTATTACCGTTTGCCTTCTATGATGATGGCCAAACTGAAGAAAACGAAGTGAATATAAATAATTACGGTGAATCCTGGGTGCATGAAGATTCTCTCAATAAGTGGTAATTTTAATATTTTTATAAATAATCAGAATGCTAATTATCAGCTCTAACGAGGAGAATGAAAAATGCCTTTTCAAGTATCACCAGGCGTTAACATTTCAGAAATTGACCTCACGACTGTAATCCCTGCTGTCTCGACTAGTATTGGTGCTATTGCCGGACAGTTTCATTGGGGACCTGCAGATAAACGTGTACTCGTCAGTTCAGAAGATGTTCTCGCTCAAGTATTTGGTAAGCCTGACTCGAATAACTTTCAGGAATGGTTTACTGCTGCTAACTTCCTTGCCTATACAAATGCACTGCAAGTTTCCCGCATTTTGAACAGCGCCAACAATGCTAACGGTGCCGGTGCAACCGATAAATTGATTAAGAATGATGATGATTATGATGACAACTATAGTAATGGTATCGGCGGCTCGGGAGACTGGATTGCAAAATATCCAGGAGTATTGGGTAACTCACTAAAAGTTTCTGTATGTCAATCGAATGCAGCTTGGGAATCGACACTGTCGTCGGCCAACTTGGTATTCCATGCAGGTAACACACAGATTGCTACTAAAGGCGCGAATACAACTTCGGTTCTTTCTTCGGGTGCTAACATAGATCTTACAGGAACTGTAGTTGTCGGTGATCGTTTGCATCTGCAAAGTTCCACGATCAACCTAGGAGACGATCTCTTAGTCACAGCGGTTAATACGACAATCATTACGGTTCAGACTGCTCCAACTATGGATCAACTCAGTGTTACATCGAATAACTTCTCTGATGCTGTTAAATCAACTGCAGTCAAACGTCGTTGGGAATATTACAATGAGTTTGATGCATCTCCTGGTACATCAGACTTTGCCGTACGCCAAGGTGGTTCAAACGATGAATTGCACGTTGCGGTTGTAGATGAAGATGGTGAAATTACTAAAGTTCGTGGACAACTTATCGAAAGATACAATGCTCTTTCACGAGCCAGCAATGCACTGAAAGAAAACGGTAACAGTAACTACTATAAAGAAGTTATCAATCAACAGTCGTCTTGGATCTGGTGGGCATCTCACGTCGATAACATGACGGCAGCTGGTGGTCTTGCTACATCTGCATTCGTAAACAGTAATGATAAACCAACGACGGTATCTCTGTCCGGTGGATCCGACGGAAATACACCAACGAACGCACAGATTATCGATGGTTACGAAAAGTTTGAATCAGCAGAAGATGTAGATGTATCTCTCATCATGGCAGCGGATCATAATGCAACCATTATTACTCACATCATCAATAATATTTGTGAAACGAGATTGGATTGTGTTGTAACGCTTTCACCTGAGAGCGCAGACGTTGTGAATAACAGCGCATTCATCGGAGCAGAGCAGGAAGATATTATTAACTTCCGTAATACTCTGCCATCTAGTTCGTACGCAATCATGGATAGTGGTTACAAATATCAGTACGATAAATTCAACGATGTTTATCGTAACGTTCCATTAAACGGCGACACAGCAGGTTTGATGGCTCGCACCGATAATGTACGTGATCCATGGTATTCGCCAGCTGGTTTCAATCGTGGAAATGTTAAGAATGTTACAAGACTTACTTACAATCCACGCAAAGCTGACAGGGATCAGTTATATAAATCAGGTGTGAATCCTGTTGTGACTTTCCCAGGTCAAGGTACGGTTCTCTTCGGTGATAAAACACTGCTAGCAAAACCAAGTGCTTTTGATCGTATCAATGTTCGTCGATTGTTTATCGTTCTTGAGAAAGCGATCTCGACAGCTGCTAAGTTTACTCTCTTTGAGTTTAACGATGCATTTACTCGAGCTCAGTTCAAGAACTTGGTTGAGCCTTTCCTTCGGGATGTACAGGGTCGTCGTGGTATCTTTGACTTCCGAGTTGTTTGTGACGAAACAAACAATACTCCAGAAGTAATCGATCGTAACGAGTTCATTGGTGATATCTATATTAAACCAGCTCGTTCAATTAACTTCATCCAACTTAACTTTATTGCGGTAAGAACCGGTGTTGAGTTTGAAGAAGTTGTTGGTCAGTTCTAATTTTGGTATAAATAATTAAAAAGGATTAGGAGAAGACCATGCCCTTCAATATTACAGAGTTTCAAGGTAATCTGCCGTTCGGTGGCGCTCGACCTTCATTATTTGAAGTGACAATGACTAACCCAATCAATGCCTCGGCAGATGATAGGTTTCGTTTCGTATGTCGTGTCGCACAGGTACCGGCATCTATCTTGACACCAATTACGACTAACTACTTCGGTCGGCCGATTAAGTTCGCAGGCAACCGTACCTATGAAGATTGGACAGTCACAATCCTCAATGATGAGGACTTCTCGGTACGCAGTACTCTTGAAGAATGGATGAACAATATCAACGCCACGGTAGATAACGTATCACAAGTTTTCAACACGGTGTATAAATCTCAGGCTCAGGTAACTCACTTTGGTAAATCCGGTGATATACTTCGCCAATATGATTTTGTTGGATTGTTCCCAACTAACATTGCCGCTATCGATCTTGATTGGTCGAATACTGACGCGCTTGAAGAATATACAGCAACATTCAGTATTGACTACTGGACAACAAACTCCGGTGGAAATGCTCCTGGTGCTGCTATCGTATAATCATACTTGGTTATTCAAGAAAGGGGAGCTTTTGCTCCCTTTTTTTGTGTTTTCATCTATTATAAATAATAGAAATAATATATAGCAAATAGGACCAATATAATGGCTGAACTCTTTGGATTTACTATTGCTCGCAAGAAAACAGAGGACGAACAGGAAAAGCTTCCATCTATCGTTTCTCCGACAGTGGAAGATGGATCCGTTGAGATCGCTCCCGGTGGTGCATACGGTACCTATGTTGATCTTGAAGCAAAAGCAAAGAACGAAAGTGACCTAGTATCTAAATATCGTGAGATGTCAATTCAACCTGAAGCAGATTATGCCATTCAGGATATAGTGAATGAAGCGATAGTTGTAGATGAAAACTCAGGTCCATGCGAAATCGTTCTTGATAAATTAAAACAACCCGCAACAATTAAAAAGAAGATTCGTGAAGCATATCGAGATATATTTGATATGTTAGATTTTCAGAACAATGCATACGATATCTTTCGTAAGTGGTACATAGATGGAAGATTATATTATCACATCGTAATCGATGAAACGAATATCAAGGCAGGTATAAGAGATTTACGATATATTGATCCCCGTAAGATTCGCAAGGTCAAGGAACCAATCAAAGAAAAAGATAAGCGCACCGGTGTTACAGTATACAAAGGTTCCAATGAGTACTACATGTACAATCCAAAAGGAATCACTACAGCGAATCAGGCACAAGGTGTAAAGATCGCAAAAGATTCTATTGCTTACTGCCACTCAGGTATTCTCGATAATCGAGGAGGAATGGTATACTCACACCTTCATAAAGCGATCAAGCCGCTTAATCAGTTACGTATGTTGGAAGATGCAGTCGTTATCTATCGTCTCGCGCGTGCGCCTGAGCGACGTATCTTCTATATCGATGTTGGTAACCTTCCAAAGATGAAGGCCGAGCAGTATCTACGCGATATGATGGTTAAGCACAAGAATAAACTTACATATGATGCAACTACTGGCGAGGTACGAGACGATCGTAAGTTTATGACAATGCTTGAAGATTTTTGGCTCCCACGCCGTGAAGGTGGTCGAGGAACAGAAATAACAACTCTACCAGGCGGACAGAATCTTGGTGAGATGGAGGATGTTGATTACTTCCGTCGTAAACTCTATAAGTCACTAAATGTTCCTACTGCTCGCATGGAACAAGAAAATCAGTTTCAACTTGGCCGAGCATCTGAGATTACAAGAGATGAACTGAAGTTCAATAAGTTCATTAAACGACTTCGCAATCGATTCGCTATGTTGTTCGATGAGTTATTAGAGATTCATCTTGCTTTGAAAGGCGTAACCACTCGTAAGGAGTGGCAACAGATGAAGCAAGATATCTACTATGACTTCATGGAGGATAACCACTTCACTGAACTCAAAGATACTGAGATCATGACTGAAAGACTTCGTCTCTTAAGTGAGATCGATTCATACGTCGGTAAGTACTTCTCAGAGCAATGGGTACGAACAAATGTTTTACGCTTGACTGAAGATGAAGTTGAAACGATTCAGACACAGATCGATCAAGAAGCTGAAGGTGATGAAGGTGACTTTCCGGAAGAATCAGTAGAAGAAACTTTTCTACCACGCGAACCTGAGCCAGAAATTATTGAAGAACTCATACCTAAGAAATGAATCAAAAATAAACCGAAGCAATTTTTAATAATTTATAAATAATAGGAATTAACGGAGGTCGTTATGACTGATAATATTAGAGATGCTATTACAGCATTACAAAATGGTGATTCAGCTTTATTCAAAGATACGATCAATCAAGAGCTTATGACACGAGCAATGGATCAAATACAGATTCAAAGAATTGCAGCGGGTCAAGCTATGTTTGATGATCAAGAATCAGATATTGAAGTAGAGGATGAAATCGACCTAGAAGTTTCGGAGGAAGAACCCGATGAAGAAGTTTAAAGACTTGATCGAGGCTGATGCTAAAGACTATAAGGGCGATGGCGAGAGCCAGAAAGATTATGATACAGCATCACCTGATGAAGAAAAGTTTAAGCAGTTGCATTTTACTCATAATGCTGATCTCGCGAAGATGGGACGCGAGCATCCAGTAGCACCGGATTATGTTTTTACCGGCGAACGTCCTGGTGGAACAAAAGGTGATGCCGGAGCTGATCATAAAGGTTACGAAAAACCGGGTGAGCCTATTCTCAAAACATACAAAGATTTTATAGCGAGTATGCGTTCTGCTGCAAAATCTGGTGGAGATAAAACTCCTGTAATGCAAGGATCTTCGAAGATTAAAGAAGAAGTTGAACATATCGATGAAGCATTCAAGAAGGGAATGTTGAAACTCAAAGACGGTAAATCAGTAAAAGTTGATGAAGCAACTGCAAAGATGCTGAACAATGCCATGAAACAATTAAATCCGGGCAATCGCAAAAAGATGGAAACTGAAGCAATGAAGGATAAGGAATCTTTCGATGCGATGGTAGACTTTGCGAAAGCAGCGGCCTAAGGAGTGAAAGATGCCAGATCAAACAGATAAATTCCGATTCTTTCCTGCAACGTTCGAGGGCCCTGCTACAAAAGGTTTTGCCATTACATCGAATG